ATTTTCACCCTCGAAGGACCGCACAAGGCCACTGTTGGCGACATGATAATCAAAGGCGTCCACGGTGAGTTTTACCCATGCAAGCCTGACATATTCGCCAAGACCTACGAACCGGTAGAAGCATAACAGAGGGATAGGTGAAAAATGACCACAGAATGTAATCATAAATGGAGAAATGAGAAATGACACTGAGTAATGGCGACAAAAGATGGATTCAGGCTGGTCTGAAAGCGCACGGCATCAAAGACACTGAAGGGTTGAAGATTGCCCTTGTGCCCCAAGAAGACGAAAGCATCGACTTGGTGTTGATTCCCCACAGCGTGACGGTTGCGACATACGAACTCGAAGAGGGGGAAACAATTGTCGAACTGGCAGAATGTATTCAAGATATGCTTGAGGGCAGCGAGGTCAGGGCGCCATCTGGTTAGGGCCGATAATTTAACGGAGAGCACACAATGAAACGTGAAAAAATGGAGTTGCTTTTTGAGTTGGCTGAAGAGCTTTACGCTGAAGAACAAAAGAAAAGAGGGTCGCTTCCGCTTCTGCCGTATGCGTGGGCGAAGAACAATGAAACGGGGAGATTTTTGGCTTTCTCTGTGCATTCAAAGTTTTCGGACACGGTTGAGGCCAAACTGAAAGAAATCCATTAACCTAACGTTAAGGATTAGGGGCGAGTGACCCCGGAAAGGACTACAAATGAGCAATGAAAATAACGATGAACCAATACAATAACGGAAAGCGTGAAATATCCATTGATGGGAAATTGTTTGAAGTGAAGTCCTCGCGCTCGATTGGTGCGTCTGGAATTTTGAGCCCATACGCTCAAATGGATGTTTGCGCCTCGGTATGCCCTTGCAGGGTCATTGAGTACGAGTGCGAAGACGAATAAAAGGGGCCTATATGACTGAGATAAAAATAGGAATCGTCGCCGCGGATGATGATTCCGCGGTTGACCATCTGACTGTTATCCGCCAGATGATGCTGGATGGGCTTACGTCTTCCGGCAGACTCAATGCAGCCGGATACACAACGAGCGACATGGACGGCAACTCCATGGTGGATGTGATTTATCACGGCGAACCGGAATGAAATAGGAGTGGTGAGCTGAACGGGAAGGGGAAATATCGCGGGCACTACTACCAGCAGCTGAATCATCAGCGGATCTGGATGATGGCGCAGGGGCTGCCGGCGGTGGAGTCGGCTGCCTACCTGAAGGCGGTGCTGCTGGCCGGGCTGAGCCGGCAGCAGTTTGACCTGACGGACGGCAGTCTGTCGGTGACCGGTGCGCGAATGAAGGCGACTGATTTTGCGCGGTGGCTGGCCAAGGCGACGCCGCAGGTGTCAGTGTCGCGGGCACAGAAGGCGGTCCGGACGCTGTGCCGGTCGGGTCTGCTGGCGGTGACGAAGGCCGGGTACATCCGGGTCTCGGGGTGGGCGCAGGATCAGTGCGGCGCACCGACGGCGGCGGCTGAGCGTCAGCGGCGCAGCCGGGATGCGCGCTCGCGCCGGCTGGATTTGGCGCGCGGTGCGCTGGCGGAATTCAGCGGTGCGGCATTCGAGGTGGATGATCTGATTTCGATGATTTCCGCAGCGGCGAAGTGCGGTCGGAAAATCGGCGGAGGTCTTTTAAAGACGCTGTCGGAGTGCGGCGAGATTACGCCGACGGAGGGTGGGCGGCTGCTGGTGCAGACATGCGTTCCGATCAATGGGGACGCGCCTGCGGCGCTCCCCGCACCCCGTGAAGGTGATGGCCCTGACGGGCGTGAGGGAGGGTGTGACATGTCACAACCTGACGGTGTGACATGTCACAATCATTATAATCATAATCATAAGAGAGATGCTAACGCATCTCATGATCATGACGGGCGCGCGGGCGGGTACGCCCGCGGTGATGCAGGTGACGAACCGCCTGTCCGGCCGCTGCGCGACCGTACAGGGACCCGGTTCGGTGGGGGGGGTGCGGGGAGCGCCGCAGGCGCGGAGGGCGGATCGCGCGGAATCGACATCTGGAGCATTCCCGACGGCTCGCTGCCGGAGACGGCCTGTCGTATTTTCCAGCCGAACGAGTGGGCGAAGACACGCGGAATTCTGGAGTCTAAGCTGCTGAATTTACGGCGGCAGTTCGGTCCGCAGCAGGCGGGTATTATTTTCCGTGAGGAGGTTTCCGGGGTGCAGACGGATGTGATGTGTCCGGGGGCCCGTGAGCTGCGTTTCCCGGAGCGCGAGCTGTGCGCCCGGCTGAATGAACGGATGGGCAAACCGCGGCGGAAGGAAAGGATGGCATGATGATTTGCAAAGCCGAATTGAAGCATGAGCTGGAGCAGTCGCTTGAAGCGGGAATGATGACGGAGCGGTTTGCGGTGCTGGCGGAGGAGATTGTCCGGGGCTGGTATTCGCAGCGGTCGGCGTCGGGGTGGGCGCATGCGGTGGATGATGTGCTGGGTCTGTTCCGGGTGAAGCTTTCCAGGCACTGGAAGAAGCTGGACCCGCGGCGCAATGCGTTTGCGGCAATTACCCAGATGGGAAGGCGCTGCGGCATGGACTGGCAGCGCAAGTATGATGCACGGAAGAAGCGGGAGGCGGCGGTTTGAAATGAAGGCATATTACCAGGATGAAGCCGTCACGATTTATCACGCGGATTGTTATGAGTGTGATTTACCGGCGTGTGATCTGCTGCTGATTGATCCGCCATATGAGATTTCGACGCGGAGCAGCGGACTGTCAAAGCAGTGCGATTATCTGCAGTCGATTGAGATGAACGATATGCACCGCGGGTTTGATGAGACGATTCTCGAACGGTTCGGAAACTGGATGTGTTTCTGTTCTCTCGATCAGCTTTCGCTGCTGATGGTGATGGCCGAGGAACGAAAACGAAAGGGTGGACGGCGGATGGTTTTGAACTGGCTGAAGCCTGATCCGGCCCCGCTGTGCAACGGAAATTATCTGCCGGATACGGAGTACATTGTCCATGCGTTTGAGCCGTCGCGCCTGTTCGGAAAATATGATGACAAACATCGCTATTTTCTGCGTCCGGCGATGCGGCAGTGGAATAAGTTCGGGCATCCGACAACGAAGCCGCTTGATCTGATGCAATGGCTGATACGGCTTGGGACACGTGACGGCGATACGGTGATGGATTGTTTCTGCGGTACGGGTACAACATTGGTTGCGGCAAAGTCGCTGGGACGCCGGGCGATCGGGATTGAAAGGCAGGAGTGCTGGTGTGAGACGGCAGCCCGGCGATGTGCCGCTATGACCGGTCGATGTGAGCAGATAATAATGGATGCAATCCTCTGATTGGAATCAGGTTATGGCAAAAAAGGCAGTAGACAAAAGTAGACAGGCGGCGAAGAAGAGCACGGGGAAGAAGCGGACGGCGGCGAAGAAGCGGCGGGCACAGCAGCGTGCGGCGGCGAAACCGCTATCTGAACGGGCGCTGAAGTTTGCGCATGAGTATGCGGCGCACGGACTTAACGGAACGGCGGCGGCGATTGCGGCCGGGTATGCCGAACGGACGGCTAATCGGCAGGCGAGCCGGCTGCTGGATGATCCACGGGTACTGAAGCTGATTGCCGAGGTGGTGGCGGTGCCGCTGGCTGATGCCGAGGTGACAACGGAACGTGTGCTGCAGGAGCTGGCGGCGATTGCGTTTGTGGATCCGGCGGACATCTGGGAAGACGGCGGTACGATTCGGAATATTTCGGATATCCCGACGCAGGCGCGGCGGGCGATTGCGGGCATCAGCCGCCGGGATACGAAGGAAGGAATAAGTATTGCGCTGAAGATGCACTCGAAGCCGGCTGCGCTGGAGACGCTGGGTAAATATCTGCGGATGTTCGGGACGCAGCTGCCGGAGGTTCCTCCCGGATCGCATGTTGATTTCCGCATGGTGGTGCATAAGGGGGATTGATGGCCGTTGTTGTTAAAGAGGTGCCGGTGACCGTTAATTATGAGCGGCTGGTTAAAACGACATTGCCTGAATATACGGAATGGCTGAATACGGAGCATCCGGCGCATCCTGCGCAGCGTCTCGGCGGATGGAATATGCCGGGTCAGCCGTACCGTCCGACCCGCAAGCGGTACAGTGTTCTGGAGGGCAGTTCAGGATCGTCGAAGACGATTTCAATTCTGCAGTATCTTATCTCGCATCATCTTCTCCGTCGTAAAAAGATCCGGGTGGACTGTTTCCGTCATGATCAGTCAACCTGCAATGATTCGGTGGTTGATGATTTCATGTTTGTGATGGGCCCGGACGGGTTTGACCTGTGGGATGACCGGGCGTGGAACAAGCAGCGGCTGGAATACCGGTTTTCGACGGGTTCGCGGCTGCGGTTCAGGGGATGCCAGAAGCCGGGCAAGCTGCACGGTCCGCGGCGGGATATCGCCTGGCTGAATGAGGTGACGGAAATCTCGTATGAGAGTTTCCGGCAGATCAATGCGCGGACGAATGATTTCATTATCATGGATTTCAATCCGTCGCTGTCGGTGCACTGGGTGTTTGAGCGCATTCTGAAGCAGGCGGCGGACCGGGTGGATTATTTTCATTCGACGTTTAGGGATAATCCGTTCATCAGTCCGGAATCCCGCGCGGATATTCTGAGCTGGGAACCGACGGTGGAGAATATCAAGGCCGGGACGGCCGATAAGTGGGCGTGGGAGGTTTACGGACTCGGCAAGCGGGCGCGGCGTGAAGGGGCGATATTCAGCAACTGGAAGGTTCTGGAGGATGAGCAGTGGCCGAAGCAGCTGTATGCGCGGCAGCGGGACGGGCATTTTGTGGATTTCGGTTTTTCGCAGGATCCGACGGCGGTCGGGCGGTCGTTTCTGCTGCGCGACTGTCTGTATGTGCGGGAGATTGTCTACGAGACGGGCCTGATTACGACGGTGAACCAGACGAACCCGGATAAACCGAGCCTGGAGCTGCGGCTGAGGGAGGCAATAGAGGTTGGTCTGTTCGATCCGGACCTTGAGCTGGTCGGTGATGCAGCGGCAGCGGAGGAGATTGCGGACCTGCAGGCGAGCGGATTCAATGCGGTTTCGTGTGAGAAGGGTGCCGGATCAATACAGTACGGGATCAACCTGCTGAAACAATTCACGATCTATGTTCACCGTGACAGTACGAATTTCCAGAAGGAGCTGGAGAATTACGCCTGGAAGAAGATGCCGGACGGGACGTTTTCGGATGAACCGGAGGACCGGTTTAATCATTTGATCGACGGACTGCGCTACTGGGGGATGCGCAACCTGAAACCGCGGGCGCTCGCTGTGAACCGCAACCGCTATCGCAGCCATGCGGCGCGAAAGCTGAGGAGGTGAAGCGATGACGAGGAACGGCGATGTGTTTATTCACTTGGATCCGATGCCCGGCGAGGTGCTGGGGGTATACAGAGAATTATGCGGGGAACTGGATTTCTTGCCGGAGCATCTGCGGTCGGAGGACGGATGGATGGATTATTTCCAGCCGCGCGGTCGGCGGGACATCGCGTTCTGTCCGGTGGTGATCGAAATAGATGGTCGCTTTCCGGTGATCATCTGGATGACGGACTACTGCGCGGACAGCCGTTCGGCGCAAATCCATTTTGCGGCGCACGGACGGTACAGGCTGAAGACGGTTTTCGGCACGGCGAGGCTGGCGGTGAACATGATACTCGGTTCGCGTGAAATCGATCTGCTGCAGGCGTTTTATACTCCAGACAACCGGCGGGCGGCGCATGCGGCCGCAGAGATGGGGTTCCGGATTTATGCGCGCACTGCGCGCTGCGTATATAGTTTTGCTGCGCGACGCGGCACGATGAATTCCAACGGAGGGTTAAATGGGCAAGAGCAAGAAGCCGAAGAAGATCGAACCGGAGGTTGAACCGGCTCCCGTGACACCGGAGAGCGAAGAGGTTGCAGCCGCGGCGGATGCCGAACGGCGGAGGCTGCGGAAGCAGCGGGGCCGGGCGAATACCTATCGTGTCAATCCGGCCTACAGCGGGCAGTTTGTGAATGCGCTGAAAACAAAGACGGGTGACTGATGGCCAAAACGATTGCAGAAAAGATTATCCGGACGAGGGATGACCTGAAGAGTAAGCGGAGTACGTACAAGACGCTCTGTGATGAAGCCTGCCGACTGTTCAATCCGGAGATGGAGGATTTGATGTCGAATACGGAAGGCTCAGAGATTCTGCAGCCGATTGTTTCGACGGGCATTCTGGCACAGGAACGACTTACAGCGGGACTGTTTTCGAACACGATGAGCATGGGCCGCGGAAACATCAAAGACGAAGATCCGCGGAAGATGAAGAGTGCGTCGGTGAAGCGGTTTTATACAGCGCTGAGCAAGGAGACGCATCAGCGGATACAGACGAGTCCGTTTCCTGAGAAATACAATTCGATGCTGGAAGGGTTTGATGTGCGCGGGGAAGGGGTTATGTATGTGCATTTCAACCGTGAAACCCGGCAGCATGAATATATGGTGTATCCGGCGATCAAATGTTTTCCGGTACGCGATGTGAAGGGCAGTGTGGTGGAGATGTACCGTGAATATGAGCTGTCGGCGCAGCAGGCGGTGCTGGAGTTCGGGGAAGAGAATGTGTCGCAGGAGCTGCGCAACGCGTATGATCGCGATGATTATAATCTGAAATTCGAATTCATCCATGCGATGCGACCGCGCAAGGTGAGGGATCGGCGGCGGCTGGATGCGCAGAATATGCGCTTCGAGAGCGTTCATATCGAGGTGGCACAGAAGAAGAAGGTTCGTGTTTCCGGTGCACGGCGGATGCGTTATCTGATGCCGAGGTTTTACGTTCGGGATGATGAAGAGTGCGGACGTTCGCCGGCTATGAGGGCGCTGCCGGTTGCCAGGACGCTGATGAAGGTGGTCAGTGATCATATGGACGGGGTTGAAATCGGCGTTGCTCCGCCGATTTTCCTGCCGGATAAGGATGCGGTGGAGAGCGCCTGCCTGGAAGCGTTCGGAGTGAATTACTGCGATACGGGCAAGGGCCAGATTTTCACCTATACCGGCAACGGAAATCTGCAGTTGAGTTCTGATTTCATTGATTTTCTGAAGGAAGAACTGAACAAGCTGCATTACGTTGATCTGTTTACGATGCTGGAGCAAATGAAGGACCGGCAGAAAACCGCGTATGAAATTTCTCAGTTGATCGGGGAGCGCATCCAGGCGATCAGTCCGGTGGTGAACCGGTTGAGCAACGGATTTTTTGCACCGCTGTATGAAATTGTTGCTGAAGATATCATCGATTACGGCCTGCTGAACGAAACGATTCCACCCGAACTGCTGGTGGATAAAGGCGATGGACAGGGCAGCGGATTCCGGGTGATCTACACGAGCCGTCTGGATGTTCAGCTGGCGGATATGGAGATATCGAGCCTGTCACAGGCTATTCAGCAGGCGGCGGAAATGGTCGCGGGCATTGAGCAGATTCCGCGTCTGGCGGCTGCGGTGAAGATCAGCAAGCTGATTGAGAAGATTTTCGAGGCAAAGAATGTTGATGTCGAGATCCTGTATACGGAAACCGAAACGGAAGACAATTGGGAC